TTTATTCGGAATGCCTATGATATATCCATTATTTAGATCTGAAAATAAATCTGAAATTGAAAGAGAAATGGTATTTACACGAAGCTTTTTTAACAAAGTTAAGTTAGGATAAACATCAAATTCATTACCAGTTTTTCCATTTATTAAAGTTTGTTTATCAAAAAGCATTACACCGGTTGTCTGAATTTCTATGTTTGGAAATGGGTGATCCATTTTATCAAAAATTTCATATAGTTTTTCAAGAAAGAGCTTATTCTGTAGAACTTCTCCAGTGCCTGTTAGTACACAAGTATCGATATTACGCATAACTGCGTATTTAATACGTTTTTCAAGTTCAATAGCGTTAAATTTAGTTTCATAAGGACTATCATGCATTTTTGAACAACAGAACGGGCAGTTGTTTACACAGCCTTTTGTAGGAACTACTAATTGTATATTCATATTTATGAAATTAGCGATTGGCGAATTAAACGTTCAAGTTTAGTCATATCTGTAATACTAAGAATTTGCATCCAATATTTTGGCATTTTCTTATATAAGATATTCATTTGTTTTGGTGATAAATAACCACGATTTTTATATTGTTTAGCAAAAGATGATAACAACTTGCCATCAATACCGGTAAATCCTATTTTATTAAAAACATTGGTTACTTCAAATTCACGTTCTGAATCTGTCTGTCTTTCAAAAATCTTTAACAAAGCTTTAATTGTCCAAGCTTTGTCAGTTGCAAGTTTAGTTTTAACAAATTCACGAATTTCTTTCTTCGTAATCTTGTGGCCTATTCCCATTGCAACAATTGGATCTAAATCTTCATAAAACATATCAGTATCTTTTAATTATAGAGTAAATATAATCAAAATTTCTGAAATAAAAAAATATTTTTAACAGAATTTTAACAAATTATTTAATATTTTTCTCTATATTTATTAAACTTACTACTATAATGCCTAATCCCATTGCAATCATCCCCTCAATGTTTACTATTTGATACATTATATAGAATATTATAGTAAAAAATATTATTAAAAATATGTCTGATGGTTTTCTCATAATTATTCCAGTGAAAGTAAATGATCAATAACCCAAATATTTGTATAATAGACACCTGCATTTTTTAGTTGTTCTGTTGTTTCGGATAAATCTGAAGAAATTGCCTTAGATGCTTCGCGTACTACATGAACATCATACCCTAATTTGGCTCCATCAATTGCAGTTTCTTTGACGCAATAATCAGTAGCTAATCCCGCTATATACAGTTCTGTTATTTTTCTTTTATCGAGAAATTTTTGAAGCCCAGTATTTTCAAAAGCGCTATAACCTGGCGATCGATTCTTGATTCCCTTCTTAAAGATATAAAAATCTTTAGCGCATTTTGATAAATCTAAGCTTGGATGAAATTCTGCGCCAAGAGTATTTTGAACACAATGATCCGGCCAAAGCACATTTCCTTCAAAAATATCAAACGGTTGTTTCCCGGGATTCATTGAGGCAAATCCATCATGATTTTCTGGGTGCCAATCTTTTGTAAAAATTACCAAGTCAAATTTTGGGAGAAGCTCATTTATTTTAGGTATAATCGTGTCTCCCTCTGGTACAGCTAAAGACCCTCCTGGGCAAAAGTCTCGTTGTACGTCTATCACGACCAAAGCACGTTTAGTTTTCATAATATTTCATATTAATTTATTTTTATTTTGGTCTTCCATCTTTTTCCCATTGTTTAATTTCATTCATTTGATGTTTAGTTAATTCTTTTGCAAATTTTCGAAATAATTTTCCATATTTTTCTTCTTTTTCATCTGTCCAACCTCCGTCAGGAATAACCCCAATATCGATTAAGTGAGATTGTATCAACATCTCGTTTAAAACTTGAAGTCTAGTTTTTAATGGAATTTCTTTAAGACGTATACATAATTTATTTATCATTATATTTAGATATTTACGTTATTCAATTATTATATTTCGTTTTAAATTAAAAGGATTGTTTCGTTTGAAATGTGTTTTAAAATGACGTTGAATAACTGGATGAGAATATAGTTTTTCATAAATTGTCATTCTTTGTTTTTCTCCAATATCATCTAAAGATAACCATACTTGAAGTATTCTATCAACTTCTTTATATCCATTTCTTGAAGTTCCTGACCAATCTGATAGTATTTGTCCTAAATCTCCTGTATTTGTAACTCCTAATCCATCGGTTGCTAACGCATTAATAGATTGTTCTATGACAGCTTTTTGATCAAGATATGTACATTCATTCTCCATTATCCATTCTGCTATATCATAAACTTCAGTTTTCCAAAGTTCTTGTATCATTCCATAATCACCAACATCTCCATGTAAAGTCCAGAATCCAAGAAGATATTCAGTATAATTATCAGTTGAAAGAACCAATCCTTTGTTTAATGATGCAAGATTATAAAGATAAATCATCCTAAGTCTAGCTTTTATATTTCCTAATCTAATTTTCCAAGCCTTATCATCAAATTCTGATTTTAATTCGTTCGTAGTTACTTCTTGAAGTTTAGGCATTAAAATTATACTATTCTGAACCCACTGATCTTCGGAATATTTTGTACAAAATATTTTTCCAGTAAGATTTGCACGATCACGTTCATCTTTTTTATTTGATTTTGAAGGTAACCCTACACCAATTAACGGTATATTCAATTCATCACAAACTGGTTTCGCAAGAGCTGCACATAAACAACTATCCATTCCTCCTGAAATTCCGATAACTAAAGATTGAATATTATAATCTTCAATGTAACATTTTAATCCGTTACGAATATTTGATATTATTTTTTTGATATTCATTTTTTAAAAGCGTTAATAAATTTTTGTAAACAATCTTCACACACAATAATTACATCGTTTGCTATTGTATTAATTGATGCACAAACTTTTTTTTCGTCACAAAAATCACATTCTTTATGGTCTTTATCTATCATAAAGAGTCCTCTTCTGAATACATCTACGTTAACAACTTTTCTTTTTGCTTTCATTATTTAAGTATTACAAAATTATATCCTTGAGATCTCTTTGAAACTCTTACGAATTCTACAGACATTTCGATAAAAGGTTTTATTGATTGCCTACACATGTATCCCTCTCCTCCTACATCTTCAGCATCAATTAAAACTTCTGGATAGCCTTCACTATCTGTTCCTCTTCTTGGAAGATAATGAATTGTTCCATCTTCAGCTATAACTGAACCATTTTTTTGTATTATTCCGATTAAAACTTCCATATATAGATTAATTAAAATTTTCTTGAGCTTTAAGCCATTTATTAAGTTTAGAATCAATAACCATTTCATTTTCAATTTTGCTCCAAAGTTTGTTATCTAATGATGCTTTGTCATAAGGAATCACATAATAAATCTTTTTTATTCCTGCTGCTATAATATTCTTAAGACAATCGTCACAAGGCTGCAATATTGTGTATAATTCAGCACCATCAATACCTATGTCATTTCGCGCTGCATATGCGAGCGCGTTCATCTCCGCATGAATTTCATAAATTTTTGACCATTTGTGATGTTCTTCTCGATCAAAATTATCTTTATCAAAAACTTCATTACAATTTTTAAATCCTGGAGGTGTTCCATTATATCCGGTCGAAATAATTCGTTTATCTTTTGCAATGACACACCCCACTTGTTTTGACACGCATTTCGATTCTTGTCCAAGTAAATAAGCAGTTTTAAGAAAAAAGTTTTTCATATTTTTTATATTAAGATTTTATGATAAAATACTTCCATAGAAAATGTTTTATGATATTTCGAAAAGGACGATAAATTAAAATTGTATCATCTATACCATGCATAGGATATGTAACTATGAATAACTGACCAAATGTTACTCCCCAATGAAATTCAGTATCCTTTTTATTCGCAATTATGTCTCCTTTATAAAAATGTTTCATATCTTATAGATTTATAAATTAAAACACCAAGAAATAAATACCATTATTAAAATTACAACTACTATAAAAGCAAATAGTCCTAGACCAAGTATAAATCCCTGTTTAAATGTAGATGAAATTTCTCCAAAAGGTGAACCTAAAATAGCACATATAGTACCACACGTAACAGGCATAACAGAAGCAGCTACTATTACACCTACAATTCGTTTCAAAATAGTTTTTAATTTCATAGTTTTTTATTTTTAATAATTAACATGATTGTTATTATTATAACCCAATATGAAAAAAGATATATTAAAGTAATATAAATAGGAGAAATTTTCTTATGAAATAAGATAATCGCAATTATATATTGTATGGTATAAATTATCCATATCTTTTCTCCTAATGTAAGTAGATTTTTCATATTATGATTCAATAACTTCACAATCCTCTTTATCTATTAAACCTCGTGTTCTTCCACCAAACACCTTTTTTACAGTTTTATAATGATCTCCTTCGTTAGTAACTTCAAATATCTCACCAACTTTACTTTTAATTCCTGAAGACATCTTTCCACTTGGCATTTTAAACGGTTTAAGTTCATTATACCAAGAGTGTGGATAATTTTCATTTTCTTTAATAATTTTTACTTTCATGGTTATCGTAATTTAAAATAAGTTTTTAATAAAATCGATTCCAGTTTTAATAAACGTAAAATCAACGTCTTTTCCAAATAGTTCGGTAACTGTAAACACAACAGCAATGTATAAAATACTTACTGCTACAAGTCCTACAAGTATATTACTTATCCAAAAAACTATACTATTTATAGCGCCTGCTCGAGATATTATATTATCAGCTTTTCTCATTATTTATTTAAGATTATTAATTAATACAAATATAATAAAAATATTTGAAACTAAAAAATAAAATGTGTTAAATTTTATTTAAAATAACAAAAGAGAGAATTTCTTCTCCCTTTCAATTCCCTTATTTCAAAGGGCGCCCTTTCGAGTATTAGATTTCAATCTTGTTAATTTCTTCAATAACAACATTAGGATTTAATTCTACTTGTGGTATGCGCTCGTAGATATCCTGTGTGTACCCATAAAGACGAAATACTTTTTGCCCGTTCTTTATTGGTGTAGTGTTACCATATCCACATATATTGATAATGTAAATATAAGGTGTTCCAAACTTCTTACAATATCCGTTGTAGTTACTTTCTACATTATTATATCCGTCTTGCTCATCCGAAATTATTAGAACTCTATCATACTTTTCATTAGTTTTTTCAAATAAATGGAAGCATGACCCGAAATCTGTTCCGTGCCCACAACGTCCATTATATGACATGAATTTCTGCTTAAGTGTATTGATTGAATCGTTTGGATTCCAACCTGTAATTTTTTTACAACTCGAAGCAAAGTGATATACATCTCCATTAACGCCTTTTGCAAAAGTTGCTGCTACAAGAGCTGCTTTTTCTGCAGGAGCCTTGTTAATAGTAGTTTTCTTATCAAGATAAATATTACCATATGCTCCGTCCATTGAACCTGATGTATCGAATACGATTGCCGTTCTACCTTCTGGAAGCAAGTTCTTAAGATTTGGAATTGATAATTCATATGCTTCTGCAAGTGCCTTAGTAACTTTAGCCATTTGAGCGCCTGAGAATTCAAGAGTCATAATTTCAAGGGCGAGATCGATCATATGAGGCCACACAAGTGACTTACGAATGAACTCTGGTTGAACAAGTTGTTCACATGCTATATTAAGTAATGTAGTATCATTAGTCTTAAGAATGTTTCTTACGTTACGAAGTAATGCCAAATAACCGATTTTCTTAGTCTTGATAAGATCTACATAGTTTTCAGTCTTAGCTTCATTAAGCTCAACTTTAGCTTGTTCTTCAGAGATTTCTCCCTTTTTCACTTTTTCTGCTACAATTTTACCTGCATCAGTGTTCTTATCTTCAACTGTGTTGAACTGCTTAAGCAAACCAAGAACAAGAGCTTTAAGCGCTGAAATTCCAACCTTTCCATTTTCAGGAGCGTCAAGCTTAATTGGGTCCTTTTCAAACTTGGTACCCTTGATAGCCTTCTGGTACTCTTCAAGAGTTACGAATACTGTTCCATTGATTGGGGTTTCCTTTGGGTGAACAAGGTTGACGATGTCCACAAGGCTTACACCTCTTGACTTCATCTGGTACTTTGCTAAAGAATATGTATCAGCATGTTCAATCGCATCCTTGAAACCTCTCTTAATTGCGTTTGGAATTGGAGCTTCAGTACCATTCTTAGCCTGATACACAGCAAGGATTTCAGCCATATCATCGAGACGATATACTATACCTCCTGTATTTTTATTTCTTTCTCTTTTTGAGAAGAATCTTTTTCCTAAATCAGAACCTGAAAGATGAGGTACGAGTTCTACAGCTCCATAATGAGTTACAGAGCGCTGTCCAAAAACTGTACGTGCATAAATAAGTGCCTTTGCAGCAAACAAAGTTCCCATTTTAGTAATAACTTTATTAAGAACATCGCGGAATCTCTTTTCACGTTCTGTTTCTTTTTCATAAAACGTGTTGTCTAACCCAGTTGCGAGAATTCCCACTAATTCATGTTCTGGTCTTTGAGTTAACCCAGTTCCTCCCTGATGAGTTACAGTTTTCTGTACCTCAGGATTGCTAATTCTTTTTTCATTGTACTTTGCCATTTTACTATTAATTTTAAATTTATAATTAAAGAAATTTTATTCGTTTTATTTTTGGTTTTTTCATTTTCTGTTTTGTTTCATCTGATTTAGGTTTTCCTTTCATCGATTGACTTATATGCTGTTTATGTAATTCTGTTTTTTTATATTTTTTTAATCCTGCTGATATTGCATTTTTATGCTCTTGTGTTAAAGACGTATGTACTCCACTTTTTGAATTTTTAGATACTAATTGTCGGCCACGCCTTTCCCTTTTAATGTAATTTTCATTATGTTGTCTTTTTTCATTTATTCCCTTTGATGTTTTATCACAAAATTCTTTACTCATTTTTATTCCTTTATTCCAAGGAATATTCCCTTTATTTTTTCCTATCATTGATATACTTATTTTATTTTTGTATTCTTCTGATAGTTTTCCTCCCCATTCTCCTTGTCCTCCTGTTATCGACATATTATACCCATTTGGGCTTAATGTATCAAATAATTTTATATAATGTTCTTCCGCTTGTCTTGCTTCTAAAATTGTTTGAAAGTATTTAAGCTTAACTTTAATAAAGTTTGTTTTTCCATATTTTTTAATAGCATTTAAAAAAATTAAACCACTTCCAATATAATTATCTTTTTCTTTATTAGTTCCATGAGAACCTACATATCCTTTTCCATTTATTTTATTAACTGTAATATACACGTAATTAAATTTTTTTTTCATGAATAATTTTTTATTTTATATATTCATGAATGCTTTGCCATGATGTTTCCTCCTTTTTTACTATTGAGCGTCGTTGCTCAAAGAATTTATTTTATTTTTTAAAATTTTTCTAGCCTGTCTTTTATATCGATTATATACTTTTCTATCTGATGTGCAAAAAGTGAATTTATCATCTTTTCTATCAGCTTCCGATGCATAGTAGTAATAAGTTGTTTGTTCAACAAATATTGCTTCTCCTATTTTAGTTTCTTTTAACATATCAAGATAAAATGTTTTCTGTTTTTATCATCCTCACATATAACTGGTCGCATTCTAGAATCTTCATAATCTTCTCTTGCAACTTCAGACCATCCATTTGTAGTTCCTGATGGATTTTCTCTATTTGCAACTTTAAGAATTTCTTCATCTGTTGAGTCTGCTACTGCGCAAACTTGCATATAACATATGCCTATCATCGGATTTGTAATTTCTACTCTTTTCATGTTTCTTAAATGTATTTAAATTAAAAAGCCCGAAAATTTTATTTCCCGGGCTTTAATATGTCGACGCGATAATTTTCTTAGCCGATGTTATATTAAAAATGTTGGGAAATTTGGGACGAGTTCTTTATTTATATTCCTATGAAGATTATTTCGAAGTATCTCGGTTCCCTGACCACAAACTATTTATATTATATATAAAGTAAAAATTAAAAAGTTTTAATACTTAATGTTAAGGTTTTGTTAAATGTTTATTTTTTATAATATTTAGTTTTCTTACTAATAGTATTACCGAAAAGTAATCTTGAAAGAGGAGGATTGTGAGCGCCGCTCTTTAATTTAACGTTTGATTCAAAATAGTTTTTATTTTTGAGCGCTGATTCAATTTCTTTTTCATCATCTTCAGTAAAAACGTCATTTATTCTATCTTTAGCATCTTCATGAGCTCCTTTAAGACAATAGCCAGTTGCAAATATTCCAGTTGCTAATCCAATTGGCCCTAAAAATGCAGTTAAAAGAGCAGTTGTAAGAATGCCAAAGGTTAAAGCTCCTCCGTATCCTGCAGATTTTATCGCTGTTTTTTTCCTATATGACATACATTAATATGATTTAATACGAATTCCAAAAATTTTAGGTTGTCTTCTAAAAAATCCTCTTTCTTCTCCTAAAACATCCACTGACCAATCTGATTTTCCTGGATTTGAATTAATGCCAGCTATTAAAGCTTGTGTTCCACAGTGACACTGCTGAACTTTAGTATTCTCTCTACTTAGTATTTCTTGGTGACGATTATTTTTAATAGTTATTCGTTCAAATATTTTTGCAAGTTCGATATTTGTATCATTATTAGAACGAGTAATATCGACATCGAATTCATTTTTTGACGGATATACCATAGGCGTATAATTATTCCATGGGATATTAGAAGGTAAGAAGTCTATTGAATTTTCTTCAAGTAGCCTTCTATAATTAGGTAGTAAATCTGGTGTCATTTGATTAATCCTCCCTTTTTAATTTATATATTCGTATAAATATAGTAAATTTAATAGTATAAATATAATCAAAAAATCGAATAAAAAAACAATTATGATGTTAAAGTTCTGTTAAATACGTGAAACTTTTATAGATTAGAGATATATAAATACAAAATAACATACACCTTGTGATTGAGGGTTTAGTGTTTTTTAGGAACATTTGAATTGGAGAAATACCAATGAATAAATTCTCAAATATAAAATAACGTAAGGAAATGAAAATAAATTATCAAACTCAAAGGGTAACTGAGCCCACAGTATTTGTCACTAAAGGTAGACAACGAGTAAAACAGTATGACAACTCTGTCGTTTTTTTAAAAAATGGAGATGAGTTCGAATTAGAACTTTTTAATCCAACAAATAACAAAATTTTAGCCAAAATTAGTATTAACGGAATTCTTATTAGTGAATCTGGCATTGTTTTACGTCCAGGCGAAAGAGTATTTCTTGAAAGATATTTAGATGAAGCTAAAAAATTCTTATTTGAAACTTATGAAATCGACGCTAATGATCCAAATGCAGTAGAAGCTATTAAGTTAAACGGCATTATAGAAGTTGAATTTTATGAAGAATATAAACCAATTGCGTGGACATATACATATTATCCTAGTAATTGGAATAATGCATGGCCTTCATCTTATAATCCCACTTTTACTTATAGTGTTTCTGGGAATTTTTCAGATAAAAATTCTATATCTTGCTATAGCAGTGATACATATTCAATTTCTTTGTCTTCAACTGATCAAAAAAGTAAAGAAACTGGAAGAGTAGAAAAGGGATCAAATTCAAATCAATCTTTTACTGCTGTTTCAAATACTTTTAATTCATGGTATACATGGAAAAGTACTTGGAAAATTCTTCCAGAATCACAAAAATTAGTTGTAAAAGAAGACTTAAAAGTTTTTTGTACAAGTTGCGGAACTAAAAGAAGAAAAACTTCACATAAATTTTGCCCAAATTGCGGAACACGCTTTGCTTAACAATTTAATTTGTCAAATTTATTATAATCTTTTTCAATTATCACAAGGTATTTAAAGCCATTAGTAATGATGGCTTTTTCTTTTGCATTTATTTTTTCTTTTCCTTGTTGTTTTATTGTCCATTCACTTTTAATTTCAATTATTAAATTTAATGAAGGAATATAAAAATCGGGATGATAATAATGTTCTTTATTTTCATAAAAATATTTAATAGATTTAGCATTCATTATATTTGGAAACAAAGGATAATATTTTTCTAAAAAATCAAACTCATATGTACCTCTATAATAAATATCTGTATTTTTAAAATATTTTATTTTATACCCCGATTTTTGAGCTTTTTCAAATATTTCTCTATTTTGCATAGGCCATTCTACACCATTATTATTAAAACATGTTTGTTTAAACTTTTCTTGTATTTCTTTAGATTGAAGAGAATGTTCTACACCAAAATGTTCTAAACAAGTTTGTTTATTTTTCTCTGGATTATTATAATATTCATCACCATATCTTTCTTTTTTAATTTGTTTATTGTGTTCTTTAACTTCTTCTCGTTGAAATTGATTTTCTAGACCATATATTTTAAAATTATTTTCTTTAATTTTGTTTTGTGTTTCCTTTTTATAAAATGGATATTTTTGATTTTTTTTATTATCTTTAATAATTTTTTCTCTTATTTCTTTTCTTTGAAAATTATGTTCAACACCATATTTTTCTTTCATTCCCATTTTGTTCTTATTATAACAATAAATATTTTTGCATTTTTTAGAACAAGTATTTAAATATCCCTTTACTAAATTAACAAATTTTGTTTCCTTACCACAAATTTTACACAATCCTTCACTTTCTTCTTTTAAATATTTATTATAATAATTTTTAAGATTATGTTTCTGACTTATATGTTTACCTAAACTTTGATGATTATTAAATGATCGATTGCATTCTTCACAAATGAACAATCGATCATTTGTTTTTTTAAATTCTTTCATGATTTCCCTATTATTTGCTCTCTTTTGTTTTTTAAAGATCATGATTAATTATCAGAAATGCTGCAGCTTCTGCATCTTCAGCATATTCATAAAGTTGTACATTAGCTCCCACAACTTTTTTTTCATCTAATGTTTTAATTACGAATTGAAAATCATGATAAATAGGGTGTTCATTAATTTCAACTATATAACCCCCATATTCAATTTTTTTTGTAGTCATAATATTTTATGTTAAATTTAATTTTTTCTTTTTAATTTTCAATCTTTCATATTAGTTCTTCTGAACTTATTATTTATCATTTCTTATAATTTTTCTATTTTAAAATTTATTTTTATAGTTGCCTCGCCAGGATTCGAACCTGAATTACCTGAGTCAAAGTCAGATGTGGTTAGCCATTACACTACAAGGCACAAAATCGGATGTTTAAAAGCGTTTCTCCACCAAAAGCTCGTTACTCTTTAGCATGCATTGAGCAACTTGTCCTTCTATTGCTTAGTGGACGGATCATAAGGCAATTTTTCACGCTTCTGCCGTCTCAGACATCCTTAAGTTTTCATTTTTCTTCCTAATTTCCAACTATCAGGAATTATATCTTCTTTTTTAATTTTTTTATTTTCTTTTTCATTTGTTATCCAACATGTTCCATATTGAGAATTTTTTTCTCCAGTTTGTTTGATACTTATTTTTTCACCCATTTGTCTTTTACTTTTTTCATTATGATGTTTTCCAAAAAAATGATTTTTTTCTCCTATTTGTCTTTCACTTAATGATTTAGAAAATTTTAATCTATACTCTTTATCTGTTTTAAGTTTTTCGCGGTGTCTTTTATTTAATATTTGAAAAACTTTTCTACCTCCAGCTGAATAAAATTTTTTTGCGTGATCATTATTTATAAATCCACCACCCCCGCCCAGTTGCAAATTCATACACATACAATCTTTTAATAAATTTTCATTTATAAAATCTGCTTCTTTCTGTATCAATTTTTCTCTTGTATCAAAGAACTCTAATATTTCTAATTTATGATTTTCCTTTCCATGTTTGTTTATTGAATACCAAAGTCTCTTTCCACTTCCTATATAACCATCGTCTAAATTATCTGTAGAATGCATTCCGTAATAATATTTTCCGGTTACTTTACAAGTCGTTTTATAAAAATAATGATACTTTCTTCTTTGTGCTCTTCTCATGATATATAAGTTTTATTTTATATATTCATGAGAAGTGGCATAAAGTTTCACAGTAGCGGGAGAGGGAGTTGCACCCTCGAGGCCAATGGCGTCGGGTTATGAGCCCGATGAGATACTACTTCTCACACCCCGCAATATATCTTATATTTTATATATTATGTTAATTAAAAAGTTTTGTGCGCCCGACGGGAATCGAACCCGTTTTTTTACGATTTTAGAGATCGTTGCTCTACCTTAGAACTGCAGGCGCATGTTGGGGAGTTTCACCCCAATTTTTATTCTTTAATTTCCCTCATCTATAAATTCTCCATCTTTATCTCGAGGATCTTTGAATATTTGATCGATTGTATATTCCCATTTATCATCTACAAATATTCCGTTATCCCAAAGATTAAATAACATATCTTTTTGGTTATTATTTAAAGAGTCATAAAATTTTTTTAATTTTTCTTTAAATCGCGGCCATTCTTCAGATTCTTCGTAGCATTTTTGAGAACAATATCCTGTTGAATAATACATATCATAATCACATGAAATGCAATAATGAAATTCTTTTTTACATGTTCTACATTTCATAATTATACAGTTTCTTTTATTTCACACATTGATTTAAATCCTTCAAGTGTTTTTTCAATCTTACCTTTATGAGAATCAAAAAAATGATTTCTTCCATGTTTCTCGAAGTAAGTAGTATCTCCTGTATAGTTTTGTTCAACTTGAGATAATGTTTTTCCTCTTAATAATCCATATGCAGCGTAAAATACTCGTAATTCTTTTGCATTCCAAAATGCTCTATCTGCTGCTTCTTGAAAATCTATTGTTCTTTTAAGTTTGTTATAAACTGATTTTCGTTGATCTTTATAGAGTTTTTGATTATCTACGTAAGTTTTTATTAAATCTTTAACTGGCTTTAAGTTAAGTTTAACGTAATTTTTTTTAATTATTGTTTCCATGATTTTTAATTTTTTTAGTTTATTATTTTTGATTACACAATTTAGATTACATAAAAAGTGTAATGATCATGGAGCTCGAATCCTTCTAACCTATTTCATATTTTCTAATTTTCGTTTGTTAACATTTGTTCCAAAAAGTCTTATTATAGTTTTTATATCTTCATATGAGTCTGGTAAAAAATAAAATGCAGCTCCCATTATAAATAGATTTTCTTCTGGAAAATAACTCACTAGGCATGGAAATTTTATGCCAAATATATCATCTTCCGTTATTTCTAAAATATAATGGTCATCATCTCTTAATTTAAATCCTAAATCAAGTAACTCTTTTTCTGTGGGCTTATAATTTATCTTTTTCATTTTAATGCTAATGGTAAGTTACTTAATAATTTTTCTGTTCTTTCCCGGGGCTCAACACAAATCGCTGTCATCTGATTTCCAATATCTGGCTCAAGAAAGATGTTATGATTTAAATATCTAATTTGAATTTTTGTTAAAAGTTTTTGAAGTTCATATTCATTTTCAACAGATAAAAATACTAAATACTTAGAATTTGTATTCCAATCTTTTGCGATTTGAGGATGTTTATGCTGAAATTCAATTGCAGCGTGAGCAGCCTGTAACATCTGTTGTCCTGGTGTCAAATCACGTCTTGTGATTACGTACAATTTTTGATTAGTCTATTTCATAATGGCTATTTTTATTATATATTAAAGTTCATTTAAAAATTTTGGATTTTGATGAACAAAAGATTGTGTTTCTTTTTTCTTTTTATTTGGTTTGAATTCATCAGATAAATATTCTCCAAATTCACGTATCATATTTGTTTTAGCAAGAATATGATAATTTTCATTTATGTCAAAATTATCGGCAAGTATATTCCATGCTACTCCTTTCGACATTCCTTTATTTACATTACTTATTATATTCCAATTTTTAATATTTGCTTTTGCATTATCAAACATTAATTTTAATTGCTCGTTTGTTATCTTTTGAGCAATTTGTTTTGCAAGATTTTTGTTCATTATTTTAAAATTTTTATGATCCCTTATGACAATACTTACAATAAGGATTATCAAAAGAATCAGGAGAAGGCACATATTCATGTTTACCTGTCGGACTTTTAATACAAAATTCTTCCTGTTTATACTCTAAATTATATTTTAAAACATCATAAAGTGTGTTCCAAAGATTTTTTTGAGCTTCTTTAAGCGTTTCTCCTTCAGATGCTATATTAGAAAAATCTTTAAAAAATGCTGTATATCCGCCAACCTTTTGGTCTTTAACGTATATTTCTTCTCCAAGCTTTCCGTTTTTTATTTTAACGTTGTCTTTCATATCTTTCATTAATTAGTTTATAATAAATATATGTTTTCTTTTTTACAACTTTCTATAGTTTTTTGGGGCCATATACTTGATTGAACTTCACCAATATGTTTTTTTCTCAATAAAAACATACATAGTCGTGATTGTCCTATTCCTCCTCCTATACTTAAAGGTAATTCATTACTTAATATCAATTTATGAAATAACAAATCTTTTCTATCTTCACAATTAAGTAAATTTAATTGTTTTAATAAACTTTCTTTATTAACTCTTATACCCATAGAAGATATTTCAAATGCAGACTCAGTAACAGGATTCCAAAAAATTATATCACCGTTTAAACCAAAATAATCTTCTTCGTTTAATGAACTCCAATCATCATAATCTGGAGCGCGATTATCATGAACTAATCCATTAGATAATTTGTTGCCTATTCCTATAATAAAAACTGCTTTATGTAAATGAGCTATTTTATTTTCTCGTTGAATTGAATCTAAATTTGGATATTGATGTAATAACTCCTCAGAATGAATAAATGTTATATGTTCTGGTAATTGTGGAATAAACTGCGAATATTTTTTGAATAAATTTTTTTCAGTATTTTTAATAGATTTATAAATTAAGTTAACAGAATCTTTTAAAAATTTTATAGTTCTATCTTTAGATGTTAAATATTTTTCCCAATCCCACTGATCAACATATATAGAATGTAATGGACTTAATTTTTCATCTGGTCTTATTGCCCGCATATCAGTAAGAATGCCATATTTAGGTTTAATATCATAATATTTTAGTCTCAATCTTTTCCATTTAGCTAAAGACTGTACTATTGTAATTTTCTTATTTTTAATTGAATTAATTTTAAAACTTATAGGTTTCTCTGTGCCGTTCAAATCATCATTTATTCCGGTTTCATCCAAAACCATTAAAGGTGAAGATATTTTTGTAAGATTAAGAGATTTAATTAATTCTTTTTCAAAATTTATCTTTATAAAATATAGTAATTCTTCAGTTTCAAGAAATGTCATTTTAATTCTTTTATTTTAATTATACATAAATCCTAATATAGATGTTCCATATAATGGTTGAAGATTCATCATATTATAAACTTCAATATAATCAACCATTGCCCAAATTTCTCTTTTTCCTTCAAATCGAAATTCTCGATTATCACCTATTAGAGCAGTAGGAATAGGACTTCCAGTATAGATTATACGAGGTTTTTTTGTTGAATTTTTCCAAACTTCAATTGTTCCGGTTTTTTGATAAGATGAATCAAAATTAGGTCCTGAACCTTTAACAACATTAATTTTTGCTAATGATAACAAATCAAAATAAATTTTTTTCTTTATAATGTCTACCTTTTCATGCGGATAACCAAATCTTCGACTTGCTGGTTGTTTTTCAATTGGAATTCTACTATATGCTTGTTCAATAGCTTCTTCATTATCATCTACTGATAACATTGACGCAGATATATCTATGTTTCTAATATCTTTTTCTCCTGTTAATTCACATGCTCTTGTAAAAAATATTCCAGCAATCGGAGAATAATTACTTTGGTATACTTGTATGGCTGCATATCCACGAGCCATGGCTTTTCCGGGAAGTTCTATTTCATTGGCCATTTTAAATGCCAATTTAACTTCTTCAATAAAATTTCCATCCGCCTTTTGACGAATATCCTGAATTCGCATAACATCCTTAGTCCCGTATGGTTGCATAATTGTGCTCATTATTAAATAATTAAGAATAAAGGGGCGCATAGCCCCTCTTATTCAATAATTTCTATTTAGATTTTGCTTGGGTCGGATTTTTGTGCTTCAAATAATCATCGTGAATTTTAAGAAGTCTATCATAAAGAGGTGTGCCCTTTACTGTTTCTAATATTCCTTCCCACCCACCGGTTTTTCCAAAAAGATCAGCTAATCCACCGCCCTTTTGTTCTTTAATATTTTTTGCAAGTGTATTAGCTAACTTAACGTCATTCATTGATACCATTGCTTCTATAAGACCAGGAGTAATAGCTTTCATCTCAGCCTCAACTTCTTTAATTCTTAAAGCTGATTTTTCTTTGATAAAATCAAGACGAAGATTTTCTTCCTGACTTTGTCTTTCCAATTCAGCTGCTTTAATAACATCTAAAGTTTCCTGTTTTTCACTTTCAGCTGTTAATTTAGCAGCATCAAGTGTTTTTTCATTATTAAACTGGGTAGTCAGAATTAGTTTCTGATTTTCTTCATTAACCAATGCAACTTCAGTTTTCTTGGCACTAGTTTTAATTTGTTCATCTAGTTTTGAGCGAAGATATTCTTCAGATTCTTTTGTATATTCAAGATCTTTTTTAAGTTTGATTACATTAAGATTCTGTTCAACAATATCATGTTGATTATTAATAAGCATTTGAGATATGTCATCGTCTCCAATTTCTACGTCAAGTACTTCTACATCGTAGATTTTCATTCCGTTTTCAGCAAATGAACGACCAAGTCTTGGCTTTCCATCTTTTCCGGCTTCACCAAGAATAGTATCACGAATTATATCAGTTGCTCTATCATTAAAGTCTTGCACTGTGGTTTTTTTGGCAACGTTGCGTATAAGTGAACGCATATGCTGTGTTAAAAGTTTAACATAATCAGAAACGTTGAACCATTTCTTTGCGTCTCCTTCAAAGTCGACTTTGTATGAAAGACGAACATCAACTGAAATAAGATCTTTTGTTTCAACTGTAACGATATCAGATACTACATTGTTTTTAGTCTGAAGATAAACAGTTTTCAAAAGATTATTATCATTTTTAGGTTTTCCGGTTGAAAGTTCAAGAACTTCAAGAGTTTCGTCATAAGCTAACATTGTTACTTTACGATCACCGGTTTTATTTACAACTTGTACAGCGAAATTCGGCCATACATTTATTAATACTGCACCTTCATATTTAGTGTCAAGTTTGATAGTACGAGGTTTCGTATATTCAGTTTTACGAGTCATCTCATCATCCATGTATCCTGCGATACTTGAGGAATAAAGCGTTTGTTTTGTAGCAGCGCCTCGTGATAATTTTGCTGATATTTTGTCTTCAACAAATTCATCCGCTGAGTCTCCAGCTGCTGCTCGTAAACTTTGGTTGTATTTTAAAGCTTCTGTATTACCCGGGAACCAAAGATTGATAGTCTTGTCATTAAGTATTCTTTTAACGATAACTTCTTTTCTTGGATCGGGCAATAACATCATAGGGCCATGCACAAGTTTAACAGCACCTGTAATTTTGTCCAATATGTAACGTCCTTCACCGGCTGGAACTGCTGTTGCATAATGTATAGTTTCGGTACCATATTTTACTATAGCATGTTCAGCTCGTGGAAAGTAAATTTTCTGTTCATTACCGGTGACAAAAAGTTCTTCACCAGCTTTGTATTCAATATCATCTTCTTTGTAATCAGCAATAACTTTGATATATATACCCATATTTTCGTTGAGTTCAAGAGCTCTAAAAGTTTTTTGTCCTTTATTTTCTATGAAAGTTTCAGTAGGTTTTGGAAATACAACATCTGGACCTTTTACGTAACGTTTGTCACCATTTTGATCAAGAAGAATACAATATTCGAGTCTTTCTAAAGTAACAGCATCGCGTGTATATCTTCCATTCGCATCTTCAAGGACTTCAATACCTGTTGGAGGCATATAAAAAGAAACATCAGTACCCTTTATGATAAGAAGATTTCCTGTACGAATATCCTTTTCATCGAAAAGAGAGGTTTTCTTTCCTTTTTCTTCAGTACCTTCTGCTAATTTTACAGTAGCATTTTTAAGATTTTCTTTTGCTTCTTTTTCGTTGTAAACACGAATTAAAAGATACTCATTTGATTTAAGTTGGTGGCCATCAACTACTTCAGCAACCTGGCCAGGATAAAGAGGAAATGTACAAGGGCCTTGAATGTTGATTTTACGTCCAGTTGTAAGTTCGACTGCTGTCTGTTTTCCTTTAGTAGGGTGTCTTAGACCAGCTTCATCTTTTGATGGATTAGTCAACACGAGATACTGACCTTCGTCAGCAGCCGGACATACACTGATTGCGCGATCTGCATTTGTAGGAGTAAATCTGCGTGTATCTTTTTCATACACAACGGGTTTATCAGTATCAGCGAGAGAAACTTTATGAGGACCGGATACAACTTCAACTTGTCCGGTAGCTCCATCTTGTAGTAATACATATGTGCCTTGGGATAAAACAAGGTCACCACTTCTGCCTTCTGCCATTTGTTTGTGATTTAGATTAATAATTTAATTATGTTTTATATATGTAAATATAACTAAAAGATTTGACAATAAAAAATGATAATTGTTAAAGTCAAGTTAAAAGTACTATTAACCCTATTATGATTAAACCTATAAAACAATAGAATATAACTTTATATTCGAAAGTTCGGTCTCTATTATAATAATCTTCGTTAGTTTTGAAATCGCGATGTTTTTTCACAATATTTAACTTTATAAAGTATACATTCGTACGCATTTTCATTGGGTCCTATTTCATATACATCATCAACGATAAATACTCGATAAGAAGTAATATCTTCAATATTTGAAACAACTAAATGTTTGTCTCCAATATTTACAGTATTATGTTTAAAAAAACCTTTTATTTTATTCATTTATAAATTTTTCTCGTTCTTTAGCCCAATGTTCTTTCATTTTTCTGTGCATCTCATCATTGATGTCTTTTAATTCTTGTTGTATTTGTTCAACAGTTTTTTCACCATTAAAGTAAGCTTTAAGCCATTTATTATGATTAATCATTGTCTTTAAGAAATCTTCTAAGTTTTCGAGCTCATCACTCCATTCCTCTTCCTCTTCATCATAACCCCAGGCTTGTATTGTATGTTCTGATAAGGGCTGGTACTTGAGCAATTCAGCGTAATCTGGATATTTACACAATAAATGTTTTCGAAAACGACCTACATGTTTCTCATCTTTATAGATAGTGTATTCTATTACGTTTGCTGAAGTTGTCATATATCTTTTTTTGATTTAATCCATTTTTTGGGCCAATTGTCAAGATCGTAAATAGGATGTTTTTTCTTTAATGCCTTTTTTATTAGTTTCAAAGAAACTTTTAAATCTTTTATTGATTCAATATCTTTTAAATTATCTCTCTCGCAATATGAATCGGGTTTATTATTATCTGTATCTTTTTTAGATTTATAATAAACTTCAATGATTGAAAATAAACGCACATCAGGAAAAGTAGCTAATTTTTCATTTTTTCCTGTAAATTCCTTTTTATAAGAAAATAACTTTGTTCCTATTCTATAATTCCAAGTCATTATATTCATTTTTAACAACTATTTTAATTTCTTCGTCCCATTCTTTATCCCATTTTTCTTTTATGCTCTTGGGTGCGCACCAATATATAAAATCTGCTAATCCCTTAAAAAACCAAGCCAAGAATTTTGGACGCCATATTTTCCAAACTCTCCAATATAAATTCCAATAAAGCCATTTTCCTAATTTTGATTTAGGCAATTTGGTTTTAGAGATTGTAATTTGAAGTACTTCTTTACTCATTTTTATTTTTTTAATTAATATTATGAAGTATTTTATAGTAGCCAAAAAGAGATTCGAACTCTTACGCTTTGAAAGCACACGCTTTTGAGGCGTGCGTGTCTAACCTATTTCCACCATTTGGCCTAATTAACATATTTTTAAATTTTAATTTTTAAAGAATCTTGAACAATTAAACGTTCTGGATATGTCCAACCAGTTTTAGTATTTCCATCCGTAATAACAGCAACGCAATCTTTTACTTTTTCTCCATAATATTCTTTGTTAGGATCAACTTCAACTATGGTTACTTTAACGAATCTCTTAAAATGCCCAACTACATCTACACGTATTGCACGATCTCCGACATGTATTGGCGTTCCTAAATAATCTTTTACTTCATCCATGATATATAATTGTATTAAGCTACGTTTTTGTTTCGTTTAAAACAGTTGTTAATATAAAATTCATTCATATTTTTCTTAAACCACTTATTTACTTGTTGAGTATTGATATTTAATATTTTTGCTGCATGATTAACCCACCCAAACTTTGAAAAATCTATATTTGATTCAATTAATTTATTTCGTAAAATATTTAATTCTAAAGTTTTCTCATTTTCCTTTTTTATTCTTTCTTTAATTTTATTTTTATATTTCAAAATAGTTGATTTTTTAATATAACTTCCGAATGTTTGTTTAATTTCTTTCAAATTACCTATAAAATTTAACAAATTCTGAATACATTCATCAGAATTAAATTTTATTTCGTTAGCAGTTATTCTAAATATTCGCCAACCTTGTTCAATAATTACTTTTTCTTTTTTAATATCTAATAATTTTCTTTCTTCTAAAAGATGTTGACTCCCATCTATTTCAATTACTACTTTTACATTATTAAAAGCAAAATCGACGTAATATGGGAAAAAACATTTTTCTCTTTCTATTTCAAATATCGAAAATAAATTATGTTTAATACATGCATTTTCAAAACATTTTTCAGAGTAAGAAGGTAAATTTCTTTTTCGCCATGCGCTATTTTCTGGATGTTCTTTTAAATACATTAAACGTTTTTCACGCATTAATTTTTTAGATTCTACTGAATGTTTGTGAGAAGAATTTTCCTTTGAAATACAATTTTTTGAACCACAGGTTTTTCTAAAGAATAGTCCATTTTTATATTTTGCTTTTTTATCACAATATTTGCATTTAGGTATTTCAAAATCTTCATATAATTTCATATATTCTAAAATACCATTTTTGTATTTATGATTATTCGATAAATGAGCGCTTAAACTTCTAATATTTTTAAAATTTTTATTACAAAAATGACATTTCATAGAATAGTTTTATTTATTATATATTCAAAACTATTATAAGTTTTATGTCTTTGCTTATAAATTTGTACTGCTAGCCGGGTTCGAACCGAGCGAATACAGGATTGAAAGTCCTGCGAGTTAACCAACTTCTCCATAGCAGCATAAAACTTTCAGAAACT